TAAATCAGTAGTAAGTACAAATCTTATGGTCAATCAATACTTAATGGGCAACTCAAGTGTGTACTTTAGTATTGAAATGAGAGCGCAAGAAGTGTTCTCTAGAACCATGAGTATACTAGCAGACGTGAATAACACAAACTTAATGAGAGGTCAAAGCTCACAAAGAGACATGATGACCCTAGCTCACCATCGAGCAGAAATGTTTGTGGATGCTCAAGACTTACTAGAGGATTATCTAGTACACAAAGACTTTGATAAGTTTGAGCAGAAGTTAAATCACGAGAAGCTACTAAAGCCCGATAACCAAATGGTTATTATTGATGACCAAAGATTGACTATTCCTAACATTGATTTACATTTACAGAACTTTAAAGCACAGTTTGGCGACAAATTAAAGCTGGTAGTTGTGGACTATGTAAACCAAATTGTTGCTGATGATATGTATAATTGGCAGACACAGCTTACATTAAGTAAAGAGTTAAAGAACTTAGCTAGAAAGCATAATGTTTGTATCGTGGCTCCATATCAGATCGACGCAACAGGCGAAGCTAGGTACTCTAAAGGTATTTTGGATGCGGCAGATAGAGCCTTTATCCTTAAACCTCAAGAGCATGAAACAGGGGTATTCAGTTTTGAAACAACAAAAATGAGAAATGGAACACCAATGAATTTCTCTAGTACTATTAGTTGGAATTCATTGAAGATTTCTCCAGTAGATGTACCGTTTACTGATAAAGAAATTGGTACCACTAAAAAGAAGCCCCCTAAGGCTAAAACTTTAAATAAAATGTCAGACGACTTATCCTATTAAATTATGAATGCAGAAGAAGTATTAAGTGATAAACATGTACAGTTCTCCAGCCAGGGCGGAGACCTTGTAGTAAAGTGTCTAAACCCCGAGCACGAGGACGGTACGCCTTCTATGCGTATTGATAAGATAACTGGAGCGTTCCATTGTTTTAGTTGTGGTTTTAAAGGTTCTATATTTAAACACTTCGGGTTAGTTAATGACCTAAAAGATGTCAGAATACAGAACGTCAAAAAGAAAATATCTAAGTTACTAGCAGCAGACATTTCGATGCCTATTGGAGCAGTACCTTTTATAGATTCTTATAGAGATATATCGGCAGAAACATTAATCCGATTTGAAGCCTTTACACATAAAGACTTCGAGCATAGGATAGTATTTCCTATACGAGATATTCTAGGCGAGATAATCATATTCATAGGTAGACACATGCACAGTAATGTTAACCCTAAGTATATGTTGACTCCGCCTAAAGTATCGCCCCCTTTATTCCCTAGTAAGCCGAAAATGTTACAAGGGTCAATAATTTTAGTTGAGGGCATATTTGATATGCTTAATCTACAGGATAAAGGGCTTCCTAATACTGTGTGTGCCTTTGGCACTCAAACACTTTTAAAGAGTTGGGAAGAGAAACTAGACCCTTTCAAATTACAAGGTCTAAATAAAGTATATATTTTATTTGACGGAGATACAGCGGGACAGACTGCAGCAAACAAACTAGAAAAAGAAATAAATAAAGAATATTTAACAGAAGTAATAACATTACCTGATGGGGTAGACCCAGGGGATCTATCTGAAGAAGATGTTATGGCACTAAGAGAGTTGGTTTATGAGAAAAATAATTCTTGACAAAAACCTAAAGTTTCTGTATAATATACATTATAAAATCGAAAAAGGAAATTAAAAATGAAAAAAGTAGCAATTATTGATAAAGCACCAGGAAGCACGAACTACGCAGCATATTTTGACTTTGAGTTTGAGAACTTACATATGTCAGATGTTAAGATTAAGAAGTTATTAAAGAAGGATATTACTTTAGAGGTAAACCTTGATGATTATGACTTTGTACTATTAGTAGGCTCTGAGGCTGCTAAGAATTATGCTAAGATTACTTCAGTTACTCAGTACCAAGGACAATTAGTGGATGGTAAATTTTTACCTATGATTAATCCTGCTATGCTGTCTTTTAAACCAGACGGTAAACCAGCATTTGCTCAAGCAGCTAAGAAGATTAATCAGCATGTAGCGGGTACTATCGCAGAGACTGTAGAAGGGGAGTACGAAGGTATTGAAGATGAGGATCGTGCTAAAGAGTATTGCCGTATGGTTTTAGAGATGACAGATATTGATACAATTGCTGTAGATACGGAAACTACCTCATTGTACCCTAGAGACGGTTACGTGCTAGGTATTTCACTATCTCATAAAGTAGACCAAGGTGTCTATATTTCCACAGACTGTATAGATGAAGAACTAGAGTCTCTGCTACAACAACTATTTATTAAGTACAATGTAGTTATGCATAATGCTAAGTTTGACTTACATATGCTTGAGTACCACTTTAACTTTAAGTTCCCCCGAATTGATGATACTATGATTATGCACTATAATCTTGATGAAACTCCGGGAACGCATGGACTAAAGGCCCTTGCTATGAAGTACTGTGAGAACTTAGGTGACTACGATAAAGCCTTAACAGAGTTTAGATCAGACTACTGTAAGACACATAAGATTAAGCAAATGGACTTTACATATGACTTAATCCCATTCGACATCTTATCTAAGTATGCAGCTATTGATACCGCAGCAACTATTGAACTATATTTTAAGTTCAAACCAATTATTGACAAGAGTCCTAAACTAAAGAAAGTTTACACAGACATTCTAATCCCGGGTATGCGTTTCCTTAAAGAAGTGGAAAATAATGGCGTACCTTTTGATATGGATAGACTTGTTAAAGGGCAGACTAAGATGTCCGCTCAAATTAAGGAGCTGCAAGATAACTTGTACTCTTACAAGGAGCTTCATACCTTCGAGGAAAACCAAGGTAAGTTATTTAACCCTAACTCTCCTATGCAACTAAGAGTACTACTTTTCGACATATTGGGTCTAACACCCGTGCCGGGAAAGAAGACCGGTACTGGAGCAATTAGTACAGATGCTGAAGTGTTGGAAATTCTGTCTAAGGAACACCCTCTACCAGAAGCCATATTAGGTATTCGTAGAGCTAGTAAGATTAAGAATACTTACTTAGATAAGATCATTCCTGCACTAGATGCCGATAAGCGACTAAGAACCGGATTTAATCTTACTTCTACAACTTCAGGTCGGCTGAGTTCAAGCGGTAAGCTTAACATGCAGCAATTACCTAGAGATAATAAGATTGTTAAGTCTTGTATTAAAGCACGCCCTGGGTATAAAATTGTATCGCAGGATTTAGCCACAGCAGAGATGTATGTAGCAGCAATCTTATCAGGAGACAAGGCTTTACAAGATGTATTTATTAGTGGTGGAGACTTCCACAGCTCAATGGCACATAGAATCTTTCAGCTACCTTGTGCAGTTGAAGAGGTAACAGAAAAATTTAAGAAAAAACGACAAGCCGCTAAAGCAATCTCCTTTGGTATTTTATACGGTTCTGGGCCTCAAAAGGTAGCAGAAACGGCAGGAGTTAGTTTAGATGAAGCTAAGGACGCTATTAAGGACTACTTTGAAACTTTCCACAGACTAAAAAGTTGGTTAGATGAGTCTCAACGAGCTATTAAACAGAATCAGTTTATCTACAGTATCTTAGGAAGAAAGCGTAGAGTTCCTAATGTTATCTCGACAGATAGAGCTGTAGTAGGGCATGAAGTACGTAGTGCGGTAAACTTTTTAATCCAATCAGTAGCTTCAGATGTAAACTTACTAGCAGGTATTGATATGCAAGAATACATCGAGGCTAGAGGTTTAGACGCTAAAATCTTTGGTCTAGTACATGACTCAGTTCTTGCTGAAGTACACGAAGATGACTTAAAAGAGTACTGTGATAAACTAAAGGAACTTACGCAACTAGACAGAGGTGTAAGTATCCCAGGTACTCCTATTGGTATTGATGTGGAGATTGGAGATGATTACTCATTTACAGACCCAGAGGAAGTTTGGGGATGATTGGCAAACCTCTAGAAAATATTAAGTATCCTGTATACCCTTTGAGAGGGTATACAAAAATAACTGATATTAATGGAGTGGTCAAGGTACACACGCACTACAATATTTATATTATAGATGATCGGAATTTGGAAGGCAAAACATTAGGTGAGCGCCGACTACGCTTGAAAAAGTTTAAATATTCGTTACCTACTAGCGTGGCTAATGCTAAGGACGTGATTATGAGCTCCAAAAAGGTTTTTATAGATGATGAAGGAGTTATCTTTAAATACGTCAAAACTAGAAAGGCGCGCTTAATTTATAAACAAATAGCAGAATTAGTAAGATTACCCTTTGAGACCACAAAGATTATAGTAAGAGGTATACACACCCCTTTCATTATGCATCAAGATATCCCTTTGGATTATGCGTATGCAGGTGTGCTACAATTTGATGGGGGTTATATCTTATATGAAGTATCAAAGAAAAAGAAACCCGACTCTTGGAGGAAAGTATGAATAAGGCAGTCCTTAGTAACCGAATATACCTTAATGTAAACGATGAATTAGTAGAAACACTAGAAAAGACTTTAACGTATGAGATTGAGCAAAAGACAGGAAACCCTTTAGACTCCAATGTACTAATAATTAGAAACGCTACTAGAATTAAATATGATTTATACTCTATCCCTAGTGGTAGAACTGACTTAATTCCAGAGGACTATGTATTAGTAGATAAGCAAGTAAAGATACCCGCAAATTTCCCCGAGTTTAGATTTGAACTTAGACCTTCTCAGCAAGAGATATTCGATAAAGTAACGGGCTCTTGCTTAATTAATGCTCCAGTTAGTTATGGAAAAACCTTTCTAGGGTTGGCTTTAGCTGCTAAGATGGGGTACAAGACATTAGTTATTGTACATACAATAGCATTAAGAGACCAGTGGGCTAAAGAAGTAGAAAAGTGCTTTGGTATTAAACCGGGCATCATTGGGTCGGGACAATTCAATTTAGACTCCCCAATCGTTTTAGGCAATATACAAACTATACGAAAGCGTGTACCTAAATTAATAGAAGAATTTGGCACAGTGTTGGTAGACGAGTGCCATCATACTCCCGCAGCAACTTTTACTGATGTATTAAATAAAATAAAGGCAACAGTGAAGATAGGGTTATCCGGGACTCTACAGAGAAAGGATAACAGACACGTTGTGTTAAAAGATTACTTCGGATTTGATTTACACCAACCTCCGGTTGAGAATTCAATGAAACCCGAAGTATATATACTAAAGACAGGTATATTCTTTAGTAGTAATAGAAATATGCCTTGGGCCTTGCGAGTAAATGATCTAGTTAAGAGAGATGATTACAAGCAATTAGTAGCGGATGTTGCACAAACCCAAGCTATAAAAGGGCACAAGGTACTAGTAGTAGGCGACAGAGTACAGTTCTTAGAAGCTATAGCTAAGCTTTGTGGGCCTAATGCAATGGTTATAACAGGTAAGACTGAGAATAGAGACGAAATGCTGAAATCTATTGATATAGACAAAGATATATTATGTGGTAGTATTAGTATCTTTTCAGAAGGCATTTCATTAAACTCTCTGTCTTGTTTGGTGCTAGCAACACCCATTAATAATGAACCTATGTTAACCCAACTTATAGGTAGAATTATCAGACTTAAGGAAGGTAAGATGACACCTGAAGTTATTGACTTGAATTTAAAGGGGTCTACAGCTAACAACCAGGCTACTGCACGAGCTGGGTTATACCTTAAATTAGGCTATAAAGTACACAACCTAACTTAAAAATATTACTTGACAAAAAGGTCAAACTTTGGTATAATAGTCGCATAAATGATAAAATATAACTGGAAAAAAGTTAAGCAATGCGCGGGTGGTAAGCCCAAGGTTGTGCTAGCTCTGATGTATTTAATAACAAGAGGTGTTGTACCCACTAAGTGGGGCAAGTACCTAAGGGATTTAAATCTAAAAGGAATACAGGGAGATAGTTTTATTTTGAACCCCGAAGAACTGTTAGAGTCTTTAGACTTTTATAGTGAAGCGGAAGTTATAATGTATATTCACTTAGCCAGTCTAAGAAACTATACAAGTTATCACTTAGAAGGTAATGCAAGTTTACCGCTCTTACATGCTGATATACATGAAAAATATATACAACAAAACGGACTACTAGAAATAGTAGGAAATAACATACAATTTAAATACGAGGAATAAAATACAATGGCAATTACATTTAAAAAAATCAACGGTAAAGCAAAGAAGGGTGGCGCAGAGCTGCTAACATTAGTAGATGGTGATAATACATTCAGAATGGTTGGCGACATCGTCGCTAGATACAATTACTGGGTGCCGGGTTCAGAAGGTAAAAACCTTCCTATGGAATGTGTAGGCTTTGACAGAGAGTCAGAGTCTTTCAAGAACTTAGAAAAAGACTGGGTTCGTCACTACTTCCCAGAGCTTAAATGTTCTTGGGCATACGCAGTTATGGCAATTGACCGTGCTGACGGTAAGCTAAAACTTCTAAACTTGAAAAAGAAAATGTTTGAGCAAATCCTAACTGTTGCAGAAGAGTTAGGTGACCCTACGGATACTAAGACGGGTTGGGATATTACAGTTAACCGTAAGAAAACTGGCCCGTTAGCGTTTAATGTAGAGTACACAGTTAAGCAGATGAAAATTAAGGCTGCAGCACTTAGTGCAGCTGATCTAGAACTAATTGCTGAATTGAAGCCTATTGATCAAATCGTAGTACGACCTACTTCAGATGAGCAAAAGACTTTCATTGAGAGTAATATCTTAGGCAATAAGGAAGAAGATACTTCTGCGGACGTAATGGAGGAGTTTGAATCTGCTGAGGATTTAGGCTAATAAGTTAAGACCTTAAAAGGGGACGTATTATTGCGTCCCTTTTTTACTATAGGAGGAAAGTATGAAAGTATTATTCTCGGCAGACTGGCATATTAAATTGGGGCAGAAAAATGTACCAAGAGAATGGCAGAAAGACCGATTCCACTCAATGTTCAAAAAGATGCA